GGTGGAAAGGTGACAAATTGGTGAAACATTGGAGAGAGTGGAGGCTCAGACAGTGACTAAGAAGAAAACCACACCAGAAATCGTCGAAAATTCCAAAGAACTCGCAATTTTAGAGGCAGAAATCTCAAAACCTTCTAGAAAACGCCCAAATCATCCCTCACACACCGAAGTAAACCCCCTTACAGCCGCAGAAGAGCGCGGAAGACGCCGAAAACACCCACATTCTAAGGCAAAAAAGTACGACGGACGCCATTATTCCAAGAATGCTGTGGTAGCAAGGCAGGCTTCCAGGGAGGCATTGGAAAACTTCTACAAAGAAGTGAAGATGCCTGAGCTGAAACAGGCCCTTGAAGTGAGTAATGACCCCCGATACAACATGCTGCTGGCTGCAATCAACAATCCCCGCTTCAATAACTGTTCGTTTGCGGAACTTTGCAGAAAATGCCGAATGTCGATTCAGGACGTGGTGGATTTGTGGAGAAACCACCTGAAAACCAAAGGCATCGTCCGAATGATGGGACACCTCCCAGACATCATGGAAGACGTGGCTGTTGACAGTAAATCCAGGATGGTTACGTGCGATAAGTGCCAGGGTGAGGGAAAACTCTATGGACAGACCATAAACAGAGTAGAAGACCCCATTTGTCCTGACTGCCATGGCGATGGAGTCATTCGGGTGCAGGGTGATAAGGACGCTAGACTGCTGACCTTCGAGACTGTAGGCCTGAGAAAAGGAAGCGTTGGGCAGGTTAATGTCTTGAACGTCAACAAGGGGATTCCATCAATGGAAGACCAGATAGCAAGCCTTGATAAAGTGTTTGACGCAGACTATACAATGGTGGAGGAGGACGGAAATGAGCGACAATCTGTTGGTAATGATTTTGGGAGAAATGAGGCAGGAAATAAGGCAGCTTCAGCTCCAAGTAGCGAACCTGGAGCGCCAAGTATTCGACCACATACTTACCTCCCCGGCTCGGATGAAGAAGGAGGAGACGATGCCCCCGCAGACCCAACCGACTACTCGTCCTGAGAAAGAGGACGACACAGTTGTTGTGGAGTACACGGACCCGACAAAACAGTTCGTGGACGAGATGCGGATGCGGCTTGGGATGATGTCAGACAAGGAAATAGCAGAGCATGACGACTAGGAGCACCTATGCGGAACATCTGGGCACCATTACTGTGTTTGGTGGGCGGGATTGCCATAGGAATTGGGATAGTGCTGCTCTTGGTTTGGTGGACGCTATGAAAGAACTCCTGACAGAACTGAAACTATTATGTGATGAACTCGTACAGTTCCTGCCTCACTGGATGATACGTAGGTACCCTCTTAATAAGTGGTACCATGTTGCAGCAGACTGGGACGAGATGCTGCTGCAACATAGGGCTGGTGTTGATTGGATAGTGGATAAGCATACGGGGATTATGTACAAAGGTTCCAAGAGGATTCAGTAATGTACTCCCAAAGAGTAGTGCAATGGCGCATTGAAGCCATAGAGAAGGCTCTCAACATAAAAGTCAAGGAAACCCCCACAGATAAGGTGCAGGGGTTTGTTTCCAGACTTAAAGCCATATTTGACGAAAACGGCCAGCCTCTGCGAGGTCTCGATGAAGAGGAACTAAGGTTTATCAGGGATGAGCGAGTGTTGTCAAAGTGCAGTTTTCGGTACTGGGCTGACAGATACGCGACGATGCAAAAAGACGGGTCGGTTGGAGGAGGAGTAGGGAGAGTAAAGTTCTGGGCCTCCCAGGAGCTGGCTCTGAAAAAGATAGCAGAAATCGAAGAGGAGCAGTGGGACGCGAACCTAAGAGGAGAAGCGGTTGATGGAGTTTGCGTGGTGATGCACAAGGCACGGCAATTGGGTGCATGTTTAACTGGCGACGCTAAAGTACTTATGTCAGATTACACCTGGAAGGAAATTGCAAATGTAACTATTGGAGATACTATCATAGCAACAGATGAAAATAGTTCTGGTCCTGGAGTTGGTAAGAAATTAAGGAAAGCTGCTGTAATTGGGACATGCTCTATGGTAGTGCCTACACACAAGATTGAGTTAGAGGATGGCACCATATTTAGAGCTACACCACACCATAAGTTCTTGTGCATAAGAGGCACAAACTTGGTTTGGGCTGAAGCTTCAACAATAAAACCTGGGATGCAGATTAGACGTGTGACAGTTCCTTGTAACAGAGATTTAACATTTGAGGATGGGTGGTTTGGTGGCTTGTTGGACGGTGAAGGCTCTTTAAGGGCAAAACTCAATGGTGGAGCAGATATATGTGTATCCCAGGTAGATGGAGATGTTCTGGAGGCAGCCAAAAAGTATCTGCGTGACAATGGGTTTAAGTTCAGAATAGAAACAGATAACAGAAAGAGTGTAGACAGTTCAAAGCTTGGGGATAAGCCTGTTCACAAACTAGTAATAAACAGAATAAATGACATATTTAGGCTCCTTGCCTTAACTAGACCAAAAAGGTTTATGGATAGTACTTGGTACATAGGAAAGGAACTTCCGACTGCTGAGGCGTGGGGTACGGTTGTTGTATCAGAACCTTCAATAGTACAGCGTGTTTATGATATCCAGACTACTACAGCTACATATATTGCAGAAGGATATGTCTCCCACAATACTGCTCTCTCAAGAATTCTTCTTTGTCATCGCTTGACAAATTATCGTCACATGCGTGGGATGGCGGCATCGGTGGATGACGATAAGATCATGGAGCTTTATGATAGAGATAAACTTTGTATTGACAACCTTCCCTTTTACCTCAAGCCTTCTGTCGGATACGACGTTAAGGCAGAACACCTTTACTTCGACAAGCTGGACTCAAGGATTCTGTACCAGCAATCACGTCAGCAAAGCGGTCTTGGACAAGGACGGCAGTTTGATTTGGCACATCTTACTGAGTGTGCCTTCTGGCCATACCCTAACATGATAGAGCTGGATTTCTTCCCGACCCTGCCACTTGGCATCAACACCCTCTGCATCCTTGAGAGCACTGCAAACGGGCTTGGTGGATGGTGGTACGACTTTACAGAAGATGTTAGGAAGGGTTTGCAGAGAAGATGGAGATATATATTTGCTCCGTGGTACATCGAACCTAAGAAAAACAGGGTCACACCCCCTGCAAACTGGACTCCAGCCGACATTACGATGCAGCACGCACGAAAGGTTTACGAAACAAGCAGGCAGTTTGTAGGTAGGGATGTGTTGCTGGAAAAGGATCAACTTTATTGGTACGAAACAGAAAGAGCAGCTGCCCTCCGCAGGGGTAAACTCAACCTCTTCCTAACCAATTACTGTGCAACCCCAGAGGAGAGTTTTCAGCACACAGGCAACTCCCAATTCTCCGTGGAAACTCTTGAGTACATCCGCAACAACACCATAAAACCTCATTACTATGAGGTAACAATAAATCAATGATTACCCCATCATTCTCGGAAATCTACCGAATCAACAACAATGGTCAACTCTCAGCCATTGACGACCCCCACGACATGGACCCAAGAGGACTTGTACTGTGCATGGAACCCCCATCCAACAGAGAAACCTACGTAATGGGAGTTGACCCAACTGTCGGCATTGTTGGTTGGAACAGACAACTGAGAACAAGAGATGATCTTCGCACAGACAACGGAGCTATTGAGATCATTAGGGTTGGGCGCAATGGTAAACCAGACGTGCAGGTGTGTGAGTATGCGGCTCCGATTGACCCCGAAGATTTGGCAGACGTTGCCAACATCCTTGGAAGGTTGTACGGTGGCAATGACGACAATGGACAATGCCTCTGTATTATAGAAGTGTATCCAGGACCAGGACTTCTCACTCAACGTAAAATGCTGAACTCTCTTGGTTACCACAACATGTTCATCTGGAAATACCTGGACTCCATGAGTGTGAAACTGACTACCAGTTTAGGGTGGCAGGCATCACCAAAAAGCGTCCGCGACTTATGGATCAGGGGCACCCGACATATCACCAAAAAACAGATTCACATCCTTTCACCATACCTTGCGGAGGAACTGGCGCACTGTGAAGCAGATGAGCTGAAAATGACCGCCAAGGCCTCCTCAGGTAAGCATGACGATAGAGTTAGGGCGATTCTAATGGCAATCTGGGCAGCCCATGACTGGAGCTTCCAGGTGGATGAGATCAAAACGGAGGTTTCAACTGTCAAAGAACCCGATTGGCAACGCTCTGATATCTCATACGAAAGGATGATGGACGCTTGGGCGGACAAGTTTGCGGATTTGCAGGACGAGGAGGAGTAACCTTAACAGTACCGACAGTTAGGGGGCTGAAATCACTTGACAACCCCTTACACTTAACGTACCACACTATAGGAGGCAGCCGTGGCTATTTTATCGGTAAAACTGGACCTTCCAGACAATGTTCTAAAGAAGTACGAACTGAGAGGACCCATAGACAAAGTTTTATCAGAGACATTGACAGATTGCGTTAATTTCACGTCTACCAAACCAATATACATCACAGACACCCAACGCAAACGCCTGGAAAGGCTGTTTGGCAAGAACTTCAAGGACGCTGATGAGCTGATTCACATGATGGAACGTTACGTGACAGCCAGAATTGGAGATGTGGATGTGCAGCTGCCCCCGCAACTCCTAACTCGCTTGAAAACAAGGTGTTTTGGCAAACCATTTGAACAGTTCCTGGTCGAACGTGTCATTGAGGGCTTGGAACTGTATGCAGGGATGAGGTAGACACTATGGCTAAGAAAAAATTACCTCCACTTGGCTCAGATCTTGGTAAAGCTGAGTATATGAGTGATGCAAAGAAGGATCGTGAGCGTGGGAGATTGAAGAGTGCCATAAAAGCTGCTGACGCAATGAAGCCAAAGGAAGGAAGCCCAGCAAGTTGGGGTAGGGCCATGCGTAAAGTAGAGCTGGACAGGATGATAAAGGACCTTCCATCAGAGAAGGCAAAATCATTGCGGAGGGGCAAATAGTATGGACACTAGAACCCCAGACCAACTCGCATACGAACAATACCTCTCCAAGCTTCCCAGACCTGAGAGGCGCAGAATTCTAAAGGACCATTGGAAACGCATAGACCACGCTGCCTCAGAACGCATCCGTGCTAGAGACGAAGAACGACGAATTGCCAAAATCAAGCGTCAAATGGAGGCCAAACATGCCACAGCATGACATCCAGTGCAACAAATGTGGACATACAATTCTTGGTTATTGGGCTTCACCGTGGCCATCCTCCATACGCCACGATGAGGATGGGGGCGAGTACGAAATAGTGTGGTGGTCTTTGTCACCTTCTCCCACCGCACCTCGCCCCCATGATGCTGCAGTACACCCACATGACCGCACTGTGGTGTACAAAGACCCAATCACGGGACAGATTGCATACCCTGGCCGCAACGACCAGCCAGACAACAAGTATGCCCGTCGTGGATGGGAACGGGTGGAGTTTGAGCACGCAAGAGACCTTGAAAAGTTCGAGAAGCTGCATAATGTCATAAACGAGGGTTTATGGTATAACTCTGGAAATGGAGCTGACTAGTTATGACAACCCTCCCAGCATCAGACTACGAAGTACAAGTCCTCGGCTACATGAAAGAAGCCATTGAGGAGGGTGAAGCATTCCTTCGTGCCCAAAAGGGCTACACCCTCATTGCAGACACCATCAAAGCCATTTTTGGAGACATAAAAACCCTCCAGTCCTCAGTTTTATCTCAGACAAGCGTAAATCACATTGCAAAAGTCGCAACAGACCTCACTGCAATGTGTACTGACGTAAAACCATTCTGGGAATACCGTACTCGCAACAACCGCTTCAAGAAGCACTGTGAAATTCTCGGTAACCTGTCTGAACATTGGTGGCTCAACCGTCTGATAGACCTCAAATTCGCGGACGTTGTACGCTACTCCCTCATTGCAGGCTCTGGTTATGCTCATCAGTACTTCAACACAAACACCCAGGATATAGACATCTCTGCAGAAGACCCAAGAGACATCATCCCCATCAGGCCTCCCTCTACGAGTTTCAGTCTCCAGGAATGCACGGGGGTTATACAAAGGGTTCAACGTACCGTCAACTATGTAAGAGCAAGGTACCCACACAAAGCCCACCTGATCGTACCAGACCGTGATGGGTCTGTGGTTGCACAATCCATCCAAAACTCCCGCATAGCAAACCTCTTCGACACTTATGGGTCTCCGTTCAGGGAACGTCTGTTCAACGAAAAACCAGCCAAAGAATTGCCTCGCATCCCATCTGTAGACCTCTACACTGCATACATCACAGACGATTCCCGCAACGAGTCGTCTCAACCCCGTTTTATGGGCGACTGGGCAAACGGCAAACCCTTAAACAACTGGTCCTACAAGGTAGAGCCAGGAGACCTCCTCTACCCTCGAAAAAGGTGCATTGTTTTCACAAGCACCACAATCCTATATGATGGCCCATCAATCTACTGGCATGGACTGTTTCCGTTCACAAAACTCACCTTAGACCCATGGCCTTGGTCATGGCTTGGCAAGGGAATTGTGTGGGACATCATACCTCTTCAAAAGTCCATTGACGGCATCATGAGGGTGCTGGATGACCACCTTGAACAGGTAGCCCGTCCAGCGGTCATCGCTGACAAACACACCGTTGCTCAAAGCACCCTCAATAAGATCGACACACGCAAAGCTGGCCTGAAAATCCGCCAGAACATGCTTACAGGCAAGGGTATTCAGATAGCTCCACCTCCACAACTCCCAACTGATGTCATGAACATCCTCAACTATTACGAGGAAAAACTCTACCAGATCCCAGGCGTTCGTGACTTGAGCAGCATGATGAAGCTCAACCAGATGCCAGCTCCTGAAACCATCGAGCGCATTCAGGAAGCGATGACTCCTTCTGTAAGGTTAAGGTCCAGAATAATTGAGGTATTCATGCGGGAGTTCGCATTCATGGTCGCTTCGAACTTCGCACAGTTTTACCCATTAAGTCTGCGTCTTGCCATCCTTGGAGACAATGGAGCCACTGAGGATGATTTTGATATGGACCCAGGATCGTTCATCCCTGCCTGGATGGGAGACGATTACTCCTCAGAGGGTATTATCAAAACTGAAGCATTGGCAAGAGGACCTCTTCCACGCTGTGACAGAGCAAAACAGTTCTTCAACCAGGTTTCGTACCATATTGCTCCATCCTCCTTGTTGAATGCCTCCGAAATCGAGACCCAGCTGAAATACCTGCAGCTATCAAGAGCAGGTCTCATAGACCACTGGACCCTCCTTGATGTCCTGAACGTCCCCAACGTCGGCAATCCTCCAGAGGGAGCCAACACCATCACGGAACGCCTCCTTGCGGAACAACAGCTTGGTCTGGGGATGCAGGTTTCTGCGGCTGGTCGTAAAGCCTCCGGTCAGGAGCCTCCACAAGAAAAAAGTAGTGGAGCTATAAGTGAATCAGGGTAAACTACATCAAAAAGGAGTGACGTATGGCTGAATCGAATCTACCAAAAGGAGGCTCTGCTGACTGGCTAAAGGCGGCAGACGACCAACTTGACAAGATCAGGAAGTTCCACAGTGCCCGCTGGCTTGGCATTGGACCAGTAAAATCTCGCACCTCTCCTCAGCATCGCATGCAAGCCAAGGCAATGTCTGACAAGGAGCTGATGCTTCGCAGCACAGGCATGAGGAAGCAGCGTGTTGAGAGAGGCCTCACCCAGATGCGGGGCGGGAAAGAGGTAAAACGGTAATGGATAAAGTCATTTTTGGAGACGCTATAAAGCTGGACCTTAAGGAGGTTATCAATGGCAAGGAAGAAGACGGATCACATCAAGTTTCGGGGGTATCTGGAGTTTGTACTGAAGGATGCCCGAACGGGGAAGGTAGTAAAGAGGGGGAAAACGCATAACACAGTCACAGCTGGAGGACGTGGCTGGGCCATGGCAAAACTCACACCAGCCAGCAATGCCCAGGTGTTGAGTGCAATCGCCATTGGTTCTATCTCCTCAACAGCTCCCAGCAGCAACCAGACAGCCCTTGGCGGGTACATGACTATCCGCAACTTTGGCACTACTGGACTGACGAGTGCTACCAACTCTGCCTGCACCTTCTATGGTGCAGTTTCGTTCAACACCAACGAGACTTTCAGCGGCTCCTCCCAGATTGGAGAGTTTGCCATCTACAACTCGGCAAGCACTGGGTCTGGAGTCATGTTCAACCGAGTGGTGACAGCCAGTTACATCAACTTTGCGACCAGCAACACTCTGGCGGTCAGCATCTCTATTACCAACTAAACCAGTAAGAATCTGAGAAGGAGACTCTTTATGGCAACCGGATACCCGCATAGATCGACCCTTGTGTACGCAATACCATTCTCTGGGAGACCCCTGCACCCGCGACTGCTATTTGCGTTCAATGCAGTCCATCCTCCAATGAACTTCAACACTGTTATGCTCAACACCCTTGGCGTACCAGTGGACACAGCGAGGAACAGCTTTGCAGAAAAGGCTGTAGAGATTAACGCCAAGTACCTCTATTTTTGGGACGAGGACGTAGAAGTTCCGCCTCAAACCCTCCGTGAACTCCTCTACATCATGGAGCATAACCCAGACTGTGCAGTGTGTGGAGGCATTTACTGCTTGAAGGTAGACCGCCCGGAACCCCTTGTGTTCAAGGGTGTGGGGCAGGGGCCTTACTGGGATTGGAAAGTTGGAGAAATCTTCGAAGTGGATGCCATTGGGATGGGCTGCACTGTTGTCAGGGTAGAGGCACTCCATGACATTATGAAACCATGGTTTCAGACTGTCGATGACATGTCTGCCTACCTTGACAACATCAACTTCGGAGAACAATGGACCGAAGACCTTTATTTCTGCAATAAACTCCGTGAAACTGGAAAGTGGAAAATTCTGGCCCACGGACAAATTCTGCCTCCCCACATCGACCTTGCCACTGGCCGCGCCTACACTCTCCCGCCTGACAGCAAACCTATGAGGGCCATATTTACGTCCAGCAAAAAAATTGTTGACCTTGGGTGTGGCACCAGTAAATACCAGACACCAGAGGGGCCAGTCATTGGAGTTGACTCCAGAGATCTGGAAGGTGTTGATTTTCGGTGTGATCTCCGAAAACTCCCCTTTGCCACCAACGAAATGGACATAGTTTACAGCTCTCACGTTCTGGAGCATTTTGGCCGCAACGAGTGCTCCGAAGTGCTGGACGAATGGGTCCGCATCCTGAAACCCAAAGGAGAACTCCGACTGATAGTACCCAACATCGGGTGGGCTGCAGAGCAGATTGGCAAGGGCATTGTGAACAACGACGTTCTCAATGTGCTTTACGGTCAGCAGGAATTCGCAGAGAACTTCCACAAAAATGGCTTCACCCCAGCTACCTTGAAGAAGCTTCTCAACGACAAGGGCTTTAAGAAGGTAGATGTGCAACTTAGTGGCTACAACATCATTGTAAAGGCCAGACGCAAATGATAACCATTGGCTCCCCTTGGGCGTTTGTGAAGCATCCAGACACCACCATTCCATGGTGGAAACGTCTTACACGTAAGGTAAGGAGATTGTTCTGTGGGAATAGGTAATTTTAGCGGGGCACATGTAAGCGACTATGATAGCTGGGGAGACCTTGGCGTAATTACGTCCATCCCCACAGGCATAGTAAATGCCTCCACGACTATCACAGTTTCCTACAGTACCACTGCTCCACACTTTACCATCACCCCGGTTGATTCTACCTTCACTTACTACCTCAAAGGGGTCAGATACGTTGTGTCTGACCCCCTTACCTACACCTTTGGTGCTGGTGGCAACCCTGTCCTCACAGAAGGTACATGGTACTTCTATCTTGACTCCACCAAAACCGTCCATGCCACCAAGGTAACAGGACCTGAAATAACAGAGAGTCTTATACTATCCTACGCTCTCTGTGGTCTTGGTTATTGGGACTCCACCGACTCCGTATGGATGATCCGTGGCTGGGAAGGACATGGCCCAGGAATGGGTCCTGTGACTCATGCCTACCTCCATGACACCTTTGGTGCCCGTTGGGAAACAGGGTTAGCATTAAGCGACTTCACCATAGCCGCCGCTGCCCCAACTGGTGACGCAAACTCCCAATTCAGCTACACTGCTGGGGGCATCCACGATGAGGATATTAACTTTGTCATCCCTGCTTCTACTGCTCCTGCTTCTTTCCCTGTCTGGTACAGAGAAGGAACAGGCAACTGGAGATTTCAGGCAGCCTCCAACCTTCCTGTAATTTACGATGGTTCCACCAGACTAAGGTACAACAGTGTAGCGGGTGGGGTGTGGGGCCAAACCACAGTTGGTCAAGGCAACTATGTACTCTGCCACGTATTCGCAACCACTGACTCTTTTTACCCAGTGGTCTGCATCCAAGGCCAGGCAGAATACACTCTAACAGCCTCTGCCTACGCTGGTGCCATTGAGGAACTGAAATCCCTCTATCTTGTTGGTCTCCCCACGCCAGAGCTGGTTCCCATTGGCACTGTGATGTACCAAACCAACAGCACATGGGTTGCAGCCACCAAGCATTGCAAGATCGTATATGTCAACACAGACAATGATGTTTACGTAGACTGGAGAGAACAGGATAGACTGGGTGGTGGGTCTAGTGGAGAAGGCACCTCAGACCATTCTGCCCTTAGCAATTTGGATTATGCCTCTGCTGGCCACACAGGATTTCAGGCAGAACTCACTACAGGCAACCTCACCGCAACCTCCCCTATTGTACTCGACCAGGAAAGGCAGGTGATAGGGGGCCCGGCGGTTATCTCCCTGTCAGCTGCGTATGCGCCAAGAGAAAGGCTAACTGCAAATCGTACCTATTACGTCCGAACCGATGGCAATGATTCAAACTCAGGACTTGTGAATAGCGCCGCTGGGGCGTTCCGCACAATCCAAGCCGCAGTGAATGCTTACCAATCGCTGGACTGCAACGGTTACGATGTTACGAT